ATGTTAAGTAGAGTACGGTCACTATAACCGTCTCTAAAGGCTCTCATTTCATGTAAATATATAAACCCATTGCGTTGGGATAAGAAGGCTGCTGCAGTCTCATCTGTACCCCTTCCAGAGGGGTCTACGCTGCAGATAGTCTCTGAGTAATCACCCCACTCTCCAACAAGTTTCATTGGGGAGTAGAAATAGTCACCAGGTAAGCCTACTGTAGGTAGGTCTTTTATTACATTAGAGGGATCAGAGCACCAGATACAATTCTCAGGTGCTTCAGTAGGATTAACTGAAGTAATGATGAGGTCAGCCATCTTTAATGGGAACTTCTCAGCATCTGATAGACTTGTGTCTAGTTGGAATTGAAGCATATAGTTAGAACGACCCATAGATGCTTCACGTTCTATTAGGTCGTCATTAGAGAATCTGTCTGGGTCTGTTACACCCCATTCTTCTACACCAGCTTCAAGATCTTCTTGGATCTGAGGAGCTAGTAATCCTTCATATTGACTGAGTTTACCTTTTCTGGGGTATCTACTGGGCCAAACGAACGGACGGTACGAACGCTCTGCCAACTTACGATAGACAGTAAAAGTAGTCTGAGGAGTCCCGAGATACATAATACGGCTATCGCTTTTCGGCGTGAGGATGGATTCAGCTTCAGTACAGAGTTGTAAAAGTTTTTCACGCATTAGCTCCGTCATGGAGTTTCCAGGCACCTCTATGTCGTCCAAGATCATCAAATCGGCGCGACTTCCTGTTAGCTGTCCAGTTATTCCCACGCTTTTTACGCTTGGGGCTTGGTGAGGAGAACAGGCGACGTCGAAGCTGATGCGACTCCAACGTGAATCGTCTTGTTTCGGTCTGAGATGACTGAGCCATGGGGTTTCAATAATTAGTTTTTGTAAGAAGATTGACATGTTATCTGCTCTTTCTTTAGAAGCAGATATGATCATTATTTTTCTTTCTGGATCATTAAAGAGTGTCCATAACACAAAAGCACCAGTAATCCAAGATTTACCAACACCTCGAAAGGCTTGGATCTGTAATCTTTTTGGTCCATGTTGTAAGTAGTCAGCGATGGAGTACTGTGCTCTTGTAGGAGAGGGAAGACCCAGCTGATCCCACAGAGCTTGTAGGAACAGCTTAAAGTCGTCTTGTAAAGCTAATAAGGTATTGTTCATTAGTTAATTAATTTACCAATTTCTAAAAGAAGGTCAGCAGCTTGTTCATCCTTACCAGCTTTCTTTAATTTAGACCATTCTTTCTTTAGTTCTTGAGCATGAACAAAATCATCTACTGATTTTCTTAGAAAAGGTTTCCAAGTATCAAGCTGTTGAGAACCAGGGACTATTTCTGTTTGTGCATTAAATTTAGTCCTTAAATCGTTCTGAGTAATAGGAGCATTTTTACTTTTAATTCTATTTTTAGGTAATCTATTAAATTGATACCAACTTAAACCTTCTACTTCTTGAAGATAATCAGCAAAATCTGAGTAACCAGCTGATCTGAATCTTTTCCATTTTTCTTGGACACTACCTAAAAGTTCATCTTGTAATTTTTTAGGTAATAATTCATATCCCCATTCACTTATTGAAGGATCAATGAATTTTAGATATTCTTCATCAATAGTCGCAGAAGTACCAGTCATTTGTAGAATTTCGTCAGGTATATCCATTCTAGCTCCTCTAGATTTATTACCATGAACTACAATTCTTTCTCTTTTACCTGTTACTTTATTAAAAACTTCTATATTAGGTTCAATTTCTGGAAACATATTAGATGCTCTATTAGCTCCAAATAATTTTTCATATCTCCATACATTTTTAGCACTTCTTATATGTCCTAAATTATAATATGTTGTATTATTAATTTTTCGTATAGCCTTTTTAAGTTCAGCCTTAGATAGTTTTATTTCACCTTTTGATACATGTAGTTTTAAATCTTCTATTTGAAGTTTCCTTTGTTTTTTATTTAGTTTATATACAGCTTCATCTACTTGTTTTTTAGCAAATTTCTGATAAATTAAAAATTCTTCTGCTTGTTGTGGTGTTCCACCATACTTTAAATTTAATTCTGTAATTAAATCATAATCTACTTTTTCTACTCGTCTACGCATAGCAGCATCATAAGGCATTCCTTGTCCTTCTATACCTGGACCTCTAGTAGCTAAATCTAATTCAAAAACAGTGTAATCTCCTGGTTGTTTACCTGCAGTAATAGGCTGATTTGCTAAAATCTTTCGACGATATTTTTCTGGAGTACTCGGTCCTAAAGCCTCTACAACTCTAGCATTTCTTCTTATATTTTTTATTATCTTTTCTCCTAAAATATCAGCACCTCTTTTAAGCACAACAGCTCCAGCAGCTCCATACGGACCTGCTAAAGAATAACCTGTTTTTGCTGCTTGGAAATCAGTATATAAATCAAACATATGCTCACTTATAGCTGCTGGATCTTTAGCCATAGATTCACTAAAGTCTATAGCTGTATCATAGATTTTACCAGGTACTTCAGATATTGGTATACCTGTATTACCTTCAGCAATACGTCTATTTCTCAGTTTTTGTGCTTGTAATTGTCTTCCTCTTAAATTACTCTTTACAAGAGTTTGAGATTCAGGATTATTTATTATTCTTAATAAGTTATCTTTCAGCTGCTTTCTTTTAGCAGTTATATCCTTCATCCTTTCAAGACGCTCTTCATCAGTTAAGTTCTTCTGACCTCTACGATAAGCCTCGACATCTCTGTCGAATTCTTTATTTTCTTGAGCGTCTTCAAGTTGTTTCTTTCGGTTGATATCACTATAGATATCATCAGCGTAATGATCAGGCATATTATTTACCTTTTATAGTTAATACATTTCTGTTAGTATCAGGTTTAATAACTTTAGTATCGACCAAATCCCAACTTCTTTCTTCATCAGGTTTGAGAGGAGTTCCTGGTTCAGGTGCTTTATTTGGATCTTCTCCATCTATAGTGCCTTCAGTATCTATAAGAAGCTTACTTCTTTCTAGGTTTTTAAACCAATCAGAATCCTGAATAGCACTTAATAAAGCTAATCTATTCTTTAGAGTTGTTTGAACATTTTCCATGATTATCTCCTCTTAGCACCACCTCTAGCACGATTCGTCTTTACGGATTCAAGTGTTAATTGACCTCTCCCTTTATGAGATAAATCTTTACCACCTTTACCCATAATACCTAATTCTCTACGCTTACGTGATAATTCTCTACGATATGCTTTCTTAGCAGGGGTACCATTAATCTTCTTTTGTTTACGTTTCTGTTTCTCGTAAGACGCTTTACCTTCAGGTGACTGATAGTATCTAGAAGTCTTACCTGGATTCTTAGCCCGTTTTGGAGCCATATAACCTCCGTTGTACTAGTTCAGGATCTACTTTAGGGAGGATTCTATTCAGTTTGTCTATAGGGCTACCATCATAAGCAACACCTGTTATGTCATTAGTCTTAAGCCAATCACAGGCTGCTTTTAAGTCTTGAGTACTAGCCTCACCACTTTTGACCCGTTTAAGGAATTCATTAGTGACAAGGTTATGTAACTCATCAAACTTTTCTTCTTTTGCTTTTGCCATTCTTTTTAGCTTTTAGTCGTTTCAAACGTAGTTTAATAAAATCAGGATCATTTTTAATTCCTGATGGTATATCTTTCCAATCTGAAAGAGGAATATTTAATCCAAAACCTGACTCAGTTAAACTTCTAATATTATTAGCAGCAGCTAATTTAGATCTGTTTTTCATTAATAGTTATGGTTCGTAAGATTGTCTACCACTTTCTACTACTTTTAAATTACCTAGTCCAACTCTAGTAACCATTTCTGGATCTATTCCTAATGTAGGTTCTCCTACTTTTGGTTTAGGTGCATATTTTGTAACTGTAGCAGTTTCAGTTGGTTCAGGTTTAACTAGTTGTTTAACCTTTGTTGTTTTAGCTTTTCTTGGCATTTAATTAAATAGTTTATCTTTTACAATTTTCAAAGCCTGATCATCTAGCTTATTATCAGTTCTAGCTACATATGCTTCTAATAGATCTACTACAAGCTTTTTAACTGAATCTGACTTAAGAAAGGCGAATAGGATGGGCTTAATTACTAGGATCATTGTTTTTAAATGGGTTATACCAAGCTTTTTTCTTGGTGGGTTTAATTTCTGTCTTATCTTGGTCCTTTAAATATTTAGAGATAACGATTACATGTTCACATAATGGATATAATGTAGATGTTGGATCTATCATGAATCCTTTCTGCTGTAGTTCTGCACATTTAAGTGCTCTAACTAACTCATAGTCTAATCTCATTTTCTCTTCTTGACGAGCTGCCATTCTTCTACATTGTTCTAACCCTCGTTTATCTAAGGGTACCATGAAGTTAATTTGAGCACCCCAGTTCTCAGCCATAGTATAGCTAGAAGGGCTCATTTTACCATCATCAATATCCCAAGGTTTAGTATGATTCCCCATATAGAATGGAGAGAAGGTCATTGTAGATCCATTACAGCTTATGTTAGGACCATAGTGCTGCCTAGACGGTGCTCCATTATTCTGGAATTGCACCGCCTGATTTGTTACATTACCAGTCGCAGCAGCTACTGGATTAGATGTGTTATTAGTCTCTCCTTCTTCTGCTCTAACTGGAGCTATTGAGAGAAGACTGATAAGGATACCGTAGTAGAAGTAGTGTCGATTTCTCTTTCTATTTCTGTTACTGACAGTACCTGACTGGCTGCTCTTGTCACTACTTCTAGTGAAAAGTCGCTTCCAGCTGTTGTCATGTTGAATACCGAATCTGAATCGGCTATACCTCCTGAAGAGGCTGATGAATGGGTTATGTTGTCCCCAGACCATTTGTTTAATGCAGACCCGTAAGTTGTTGTAGTTATTTCTTCTACAATCTCTTGAGTCGTTGTCGTTGTACTGTTCATCGAACCCTGGGTGAAGTTTGGGGTTACTAATTCTGCTCTTACTACCGTGGGTGATGCCAGTAGGAAGAGTAAAAACCATTTGTTCATTCTTCCTTTTTCTTTGCCATAGGACAATTTGTTACGCCTTTGTCTTTATTGTTATTACCAGTAGACAAGCCAAAAGTGGCAAGTGCTCCAGTGAATACCGACGCGACGAACGTGATATCTGAGTTCCCAGCTTTCTTTATCATGGGTAACTCAACATAATTCATGGTTATTATAAAGCCAGACCAAACTACAACACCAAGTCTGACAAATGTACCAAGAATTTGGATTTGGTGTTCTTGATCCTCTGCAGCATCTTTTAGCTTACTGAGGAGTCCTTTTTTT